CTTCGACCAGTTCTAGGATTAACTAATTTATTCAGTTTCCATTTATCACATATATCCATTTTATATTACTATAAATAATTCAACATATGATCGATCTAAACACCTTAGGTACTCGATTTGGTTCTACTCTTGGCGGTAGAACCATTGAATTTTATCTCGTACTTCTTCATCTGTATATTCCTCTTCACGATTGCCTATCAACCATTCGATAAAACTAACGAGATTTTCATGTTCAGAATTATCGTCACTCTTTTTGTTTGTGAGTGTCTTAGTAAGAGGACCACATTCTTTAACATACTGGTTATATACAGGTCCATTAATTTTTATAGTTCTTCCAGTACGTGGATTAATTGTTGGATTATTATTCCATTGAATGCATTCTGGTGAAAGATGTCGTGATAATCTCTTACGACTACCTTTAGGACTACCTCTTGGAGAATGAGCAACAACACTACCACATTCATCTTCTAATTTTCGATACGTAGGTCCATTAATTTTTATTACTCTTCCAGTTTCTGGATTAATATTAGGTCTATTATGCCATTCTATACATTTCAGTGAATATCGACTGCGAATACGACGAGGGGATCCATCAGAACATTCTGTTTTTAAGGCGGCGTAAACTTTTCCTGTTGGTTTTATACTTCGACCAGTTCTAGGATTAACTAATTTATTCAGTTTCCATTTATCACATATATCCATTTTATATTACTATAAATAATTCAACATATGATCGATCTAAACACCTTCGCTGGTAAAAAAAAGATGTCTTTGAAATTAACTGTTGAACAGATCGAAAAATTAAGAAAGCTTGATGAAGAAATGAAACGAAGGATAGAAAGAAAAGAAAAGAATCGTATTACTCATGAAGCGTCTTCATTAGCTACAGGGATTCCGATCAACATAGTCGATATGGACGTTATCAAAATTGGTACTCTTTTGGGTATCATTAAGAAAAAATCAATACTTGAAGGTAAAGAACCAAATACTGGTTCACTTTTAAATATTCTTTTAGGAAGTGGGAATGATTTTAATATCGATCGTTCTAATATTCCTGTTGGTTTCAAGAATGCACCTGATATTTATTCAGAAGCTGATAAAATTAGTCATCATCAAGAATATGTTCAAAAACAATGCGAATATTTTTCGAATATGACCATGCAAATGATAACGCAAGAAATTAAAAATATTTCTAAATGTTTTGCGTTTAATCTGGAAACTGCTACATTGGAAAATTTTAAAACATCATGTTATGACACAGTTGATACAATACTCGATGAAATATGTGACGATGATGATGATGAATTATGGAACTCATTGAAAATTACACGAAACGCGTTACTTGGAGTGGTTAATATATGTGAATATAAGAAAATACTGAACCATAATATAATAAGATTAACGAATGCTGGTAAATCTTATACACGCATTTTGAAAAATTTATCTGTAAATGATGTGAGATTAATATTGTGCAGAAAATCACTTACTCAAATAAAAGGTCCTTTAACATACGAAGATTCTAATAGATTAATTAGAGAAATAGAAATCAGAAGTTACATGAAACCACCAGAATTGAAAGTTTTTAATTTTAACGACATTATAAAACATTGTTGTATACCATCCCTCATGTGTGTTCCTCTAAATATAGTTATAGAACATGGACTAGTTGGACCTTATCGAAACAATTCAATTGGTTACTTGATGTTAGATTCAAAATCACCATGGTCTTTTTACAATTTAAAATGTATTAATGAAGATGGTTCAAGGTTGTGGGTATTAGACAATAAATTATGGATGTTCACGGAGAATATGATAACGGCCTTAACAACGTATATGATAAAAATATTTAGGATATTTTATTATGAATATTACGGATCAAACAAATTTTCGTATGGTTTTTGGATAGCATCTTTGAATTACCATTATGATGCTTTCATAAATATCATGTATAATATAACTTTCATTAGCAATCACTCTTTATTCAATCAATTCTTAATTACTGTTATAAAAAATAAATCATGCTTAATACCTACTGAATATGACTTTTTTAATCATATTCGTCACTATGATTATCCTGTATTATATAAAGAATATTTTGAGGAGAATATGAAACTAATGTTTGATGATATAATCGTGGAAGATTTGAATAAATTAAAGAAAATATTTAAGGATAATAAATGAATTTCAGTCTTTGAAACAATTAATCAATTAGACCATACCAAAGATCCTAATAGTACTAATAGATTAATTTAATTTTATATGAATATTTTCATATAAAATTCACATCTTAGTAAAACATGGGAGAACATATAGTCGCCCGAGCGGTCCAAACAAAACGTGATCATTTATATGAACCGGGTTCAGGATCATGTTCATGTGGTAGTTGTTCAATTTTTAGTACTTTAAAAAATTGTCATAAATCTGACAACATATCAGATTGGGAAGTAGGTAAGGTTGATTGTTGTGGTGGATTTTGTCTTCCACAACCACAATGTGTACCTCCAGATCGAGAAGAATGCAATATAGGATTTAGTTCCAAAGGATTAGATCCAATCCTCAGTTTTGGTTGGGATAAAAAAGCACCCAATCTGAAATGCACTTATAATTTTGATGCAATAGATACAAGATCTCAATTAACTGCTTTTGAAGAAAAATTCGGAGAGAATAATGATGTAATATCTAAATATTGTACACAAAAAGTGACGACATGTCCTGAAGGGATGAGTGAATGTAGTCGTTTGAAATCTACAGGAGATGGAGGTGATTATTGTAGATCATGGTTTGAAGAACAAGCACCTCATGTAAAGGATGCAACAATGCAAAATTACTGCTCACATCATAATACAGATGATTGTAAATGTGTTAATAGAACAGAAAATAAATCATATTCAGTTATGAAGGGTGCCCATGTAATCAATGATGGTTGTTGGTATTTACCATGTGCTAACAAATCAAGTAAATATATGGTTCCAACTGACCTGGTAAATCCTAAAGGATGTCCTACCAATATATGTGACGTGTTGTTTAATATTGTTGACGATGGTAACATCAACATTGATGATGTTAAAAATGATATAGTATGTTACGGAAAATCTGATCCAATTAATTCGAATCCTCCTAATTCGAATCCTCCTAACCCCGAGTCTCAAACATTTTTTCAGAGATATAAATTTGAACTTGCTTCATTATTAGTAATTATAATGCTATTTATTATTATTATATATCGATCATAATGTTCAAATATTTTCCTATGTTACCAAAAAATGTATTTCAAGAATAGTCCATATAATCAATCTTCTTTTCCTCAAGAAGCTTATTCCGATATGTCGCAAAGATTTACAAATAGAACACCGTTACTTCCACAAGGATATACGGGTACCGATTTATTGTATGGAACTGATGGCGGTGTTATGAATAAAATTAAAGAGTATTTAAGTACGCCTTGGATCGTTGCTGTGGTTGTGCTTCTTATAGTTGTTGTGATTTTACTGGTTAGCGGAATGCTAACCAAAAAAGAATATATGTATTAAATACTTATAGTGACCCTCAGCTTCTGAGGATAATTGAATTTTAAGGATAAGTAAAAAGATAATAAATTACGACTAACAATGACGGAACAGAATAATTATACGGTCTTTGGACATGGTGATAGTAGTATTACCTGTGATACAAACAATAAAGAAATTTCGATAATGAAATCACCGCGAACATTCTGGGCTTTGCTCAATCTTAACGTGAACAGAGATGGAAAACTAGTAGGACCTGTACGATATCATGGAATAAAATATCCGAGCAATAATCGATCGCTCTTGGATACCACTCCACAATATCAGATAACTGCCGAAGAACAGACATTTTTAAAGGTGACATGGAAGACAGATAAAAGATCGCTTCTACGCGTTATTTGGGACAGAATACTCGGTAAATATGTTGATCGTCCTGAGAATAAGTACAATTTGTTTCCTCGATCTGGAAGACTTTATTTACATAATCAAAACAAGAAAAAAGTTCCTATTCGCATCCTCAGACATCCTGAACGAAGCAATCTGAACCCTTACTTGGCCAAATATGTACCATCAGATTGTGTAAGTTATAACATTTCTACTCCTCAAAGCAGACTGTATCAAGTAACTTATAATTATTCTCAAGATTACGCAACACATGTGGTAGGTCCTGACGGACCTGGTCATTTTCTAGAAAGACATTCGTTTATACAAACAATTGCTTTGGATCCTAATGCCGAAAATCAGTCAGGATTTGTAATTCTTGGAAGATGGGTTGATGGTGATGACACTTCTGATGGTGATGACACTTCTGATGGTGATGACACTTCTGATGGTGAAGCTGAATCAAGAACACTGTCTCTCATTGGTGTAAAGATTAAGAAAGGATATGTTTTAATTTTAGATCCTTTTTGTATTCACGGAGACAGTCATCTGGCAGGAGAGTACATGTTTGAAATGACTGGTAATTATTTGAGAATGATAGGGACAGATACTGTATATATGTACAATAATGGAACTAATGATAAGACTACATTTCAAGAATATTAGAGGTTTGTTTAGTATAGTATAGTGTAAGTGTTTATCTTTAGTACCTATCTTTAGTACCTAGTGTAAGTGTTTATCTTTAGTACTTATCTTTAGTACCTAATGTAAGTGTTTATCTTTAGTACTTATCTTTAGTACCTAGTGTAAGTGTTTATCTTTAGTACCTATTTTTAGTACCTATTTTTAGTACTTATGGATGTATGTCACAATTTCCAGCGAGTGATGGGGCTGGGAGTATATAAAACGGAGACATTTGTTTTAATACTGCGAAGTATTAAAATACTTAATAGTTCCAGGTCTCTTGTAAGAAACGAAGATGATTAAATTACTTGTGAATTAGGATGGTTATAAGAAAACATAAAATGGATTCAAAGATATACAACTATAATAATGATATTTTTGAAGGCGTAAGCCCAATTAATGAGAAAGATCAAGGTGTTCAAGGCGCCGTATTTAAATGTATGTGGCACAATCAAGCTGCTGTCATGAAGGTATCTAAACATATTGATTTTGTAATAGAGCTTGAGGAAGAGGTGTGGAATCATTTGAAGAAACTTAATTGTATTCATTTCTGTGAGGTCTTGGAAAAGAAACCAATTCAAATAGGAGAACGTCGTTATTGTCTTTTTTTTAAAGACATAATTAATAATCATAGGAATGATTCTCTAGCTAATCTCGTACATGAGGCATCACATCATCCAAACGCTTTACTCAATTGTATACGGCAGACATTAGCTGCAATCGTTATGTTTGAGGAATTAGGTATAACACATTATGATCTTCATGCAGATAATACGATGATTTCAGATACTCAATATGATGTACATGTGTATAAATTTGGTGACATAATAATACCTATTAGAACATATGGATTAACACCTGTTATTATTGATTTTGGAATGGCTCATGTACCTAATACACGTTATAAAACTCCATGTGTCTTTTCCAAAGAAGGTTATACTACTTTTATGTCAGATCCTATAGTAGATAGCCGTCTTCTTTTAACAACTGTTAGTAATGATCTCCAGACACTAATTCAAGGTTTTAAATCTTGTACGCGTAGATTTTTCAATAAACAATATAAATCAACATGCTTGGTGATAGAACAGTTTATAAAAGATATTCAATCAATATTTAGTCCATTAAATTTGGCTGGTAACGGCTGGTATAATACTGAATCGATGTTTCCAGACATAATTAATGGACTAAAAAATCAATTACCTGACATACTCCAAAGAGCGGATCAAGGTATTTTTAAAGATGATAATTTCGTTTGGATCATAGAATTACTTCAATATGAGATTACTATTCCAGTTACTGAGATTATTCCTGATACACCGTCATTTGGAAAAGCTACATGTATGCTAGCAATTAATTGGAAAAAATATGTAGAACCGATCATTAGGAATACACGTGAGGAACAATTATTTTTCAAGGAATTGGTTTTAATTCCTTATTATGATGCCAATATTGAAATGTATAAATTAATTAAACATCGTTATCCTAAGATTAAAAATATAAAGGAATTGAGAAAATGCATAAAAATTATGGGGGATGCGTTCAATAATTTTTTGTATGAAAATGTTATATTGATCAATAGTTTCAAAGATGATTTGTATTCTAATTTACAATATAGAACAACGAAAGATATTCTTTGTGCATTACCTAGTATGCCAAATAAATATACAAATGGTATGAATTTAATTGTGATGGATCCATCCTCTCCTAAGCATAAAGAAGTAACGATTGATAATACTCTTGCTAACATGCTTAATGCAAATGAACAAGATACTATTAGACGATATATTCTTTAGTTGTGCCAAAATTTTTAGTAAACCATTGTAGGTCAGAAACATAACTGCTTGTATGTCTCTTCTGTTTATTATATCATGATTATTTACATCGCTTGCATCAGGATTTGTTTTCTATACTGAAAAGTATAGAAAAAATTAAAGATCCATTATCCCAAAAATGGATCTAATTTAATACGAGTAGTTTTAACTAAATTATGTAATTTATTACGTTCGTCTGGTGTTAACAATGCTATCTCACATAATACATCTTGACATTTTCTATAGTTCTCTTCTGATGTTGTAAGCTGCTTTATTGTTTCTTGATGCGATTTTATTGTTTCTTGATGCGATTTTATTGTTTCTTGATGCGATTTTTGAGAGAGTGTAAGTTCTTCCATAGTTTGCTGATGTGATTTTATTGTTTCTTCATGCAATTTTTGAGAGAGTGTAAGCTGTTCCATCATCTTAGATAATTCTTCTTTATATTTTTTCTCACGTTCTTGGAAAGAAATCATTTCACTACGTAACCAAGCACATTCTTGATTCAGCTGATGTATTCTCTCGTTCTTGCATTTAATTATTTCTTTTGTATATTCAGCATTATGTTCTAATTCTTTCTTTCTACCCAATAATTTATCCACTTCAGAACTAAATTTTTCATACACCTCTTCATAAAATTTACGAGCATCAGCTATTTCTGTTCTCTCTAATATTATTAGTTCTTTGTGATTTTTAAATGAGATTGCATTACTATGAAAATATTGTCTAATCTCATTTTCTGCATCTACTTCATACATATTATCAACAGGTGAAAAATACTTCAATCGTAATGTACTGGATATTAGATTACCATAATTTTTAATATGTTCTCCAGTCCTTCTTTTGAGATTATTAGTTCTACCCCATTTGAAAAGAAATCCATTTTTGTATGGTTTTAATTCCTCATAATGTTTTCTAAGCTCAGAAATTTTTCCTACATTGAATAAGTAAACGCAGGGCATGGTAGAAATACAAGTACTTAGTACATTTCTTACTAACTGAGCGTTAATACCTATTATATCACATGCTGCATCAATTCTTTCGGGTGTTGTACCAAACTGAGCGGCATAAATAATATTCGTTGCCCAATCCTGAAAGCGGTAAGCAACGTTGGATCGAGAAGAGAAAATGGTTTTTAGTAAACCATTGTAGGTCAGAAAAGTAACTGCTTGTCTGTCTCTTCTTTTTATTGTATTAGGATTATTTACTTCGGTAGGATGTGAAAGAATTTCTTCATCTAATCCGGATGGTCCTGTTAAATTAACAGGACCATCCGGATTAGCGAACACTGAATTAGCGAACACTTCATAATCTGTTTTGTCTAAGAAATGTCGTATATTGTCATTTTTCATTTTAAATAATTCTAAAATATCACTGCATTTGAATCTAATAGATTCTTTTGTTTTCTCACCTCTTACCTGAACCTCATATATGTTACCCTCAAAATCTCTAAATTTTTCTTCTTCCGTCAGTAACAATAATTGAGGTAATGGTTTATATTTGTATACATCGAAATTTCCTGTGTATTTAGGAACGTTTTCATGTACCCATTTTTCTGATATAAGAACGTTTGCTTTCGGTACTCCAGCATGAGATAAAGACCATATATTAGTTCGTTTACTATATGAGGCATACCAATACTGGCCAGAAGGTATATTTTTATTTTCAATTGCACTCCTAGGATTTTTGATACATCCAACGAAGAAGGCCCTATCATATTCAATGAGCTCCTTTAGAATGTATACATTCTCTCCTTGAAATAAAATCGTTTGAGGTGTCATAGTTATTTATTTTAAAAATTAATGATTTTTTGAAAGAAAAATCAATTATTAGCTAATTGAAACGTTGTTCATGATTTTCTATACTTTTCAGTATAGAAAAAATTAAAGAATAATTGATCACAATGCTATTTTTCTTTAGATGTTCTAAGCTGCTTTATTGTTTCTTGTAGTGATTTTATTGTTTCTTGTTGTGATTTTATTGTTTCCATCATCTCAGATAATTTTTCTTTATATTCTTTCTCACGTTCCTGAAAACAAATCATTTCATTACGTAACGAAGCACATTCTTCATTCAGCTTTTTTATTCTCTCATTCTTGCATTTAATTATTTCTTTCGTATATTCAGCATTATGTTCTAATTCTTTATTTCTACCTAATAATTTATCCACTTCAGAACTAAATTTTTCATACACATCTTCATAAAACTTACGAGCATCAG